GTTCACGGCAGAAGCGGTGAGTTGGGTATCGATTGCCCAAAAATCTCCGAGTGTCGCGGATACCGTCCCGCCTGCGAAGCCTGTGAGTTTGGTCGTGCCTCTCTGACCATTTGCGCGGAATGCGCCAAGGACGGTGTTGGAAGAAAGATTCGGGATGTTACCAGTGTGTAAACACACGTTGCACCAGAAATTCGTCAGCGTCGGGCGCACACTTAAATCCTGTATAGGGCCAGTAACATCGTTGGTGGAATACGCAAGGCTAGTGCAAGCAGGGTGATCCGTGAGGAGTGGAGGAGTCCCTGTGAAGCGCGTCGTTTTGTTTTGGCCTACATTTATGGTAATAAGCTTCGAGTTTGCTCCAGTGGGAAGAATAGGGAACGCGCCGGACAGTAGGTTGTGTTGGATAGCTAAACTCGTAAGATTCGTCAGCGCGGAGAGATTCAGATTGCTGCCCGTTAATGAGGAGTTGTTGATAAGGACTGCGGCTAGAGTTGTAATAGCCGAGAGGTCTGGGAATGATCCTGTCCAATTTATGTATTGGTTGGCTATGCTGCCCGCAAAATTCAGCGTGCGAAGGTTGGGTTTATTGGTAAGAGTCTCAAAGCCAACTTGGTTAAATTCATTGTTGTTTAAAGTTATATCAACGAGCTTTGTAAGCGATCCGTAGCCTTGAAATTTTGTAATCCCGTTACCAGCACAAGTGATACTGGTGAGGTTCGGGAAGGACGAAACATCTATCGTGCCCCCAAGTTTAGGGGAGCTTGTGCCGCAATGAATTTGAGTTACATTGAGATTCGGTGAAGGTTTTAAATTTAAAGTATACATAATATATCAATAAGTGTGACTATAATTAACATTTGATAGAATTGTTTGTTCTTGTTCGTCGCCCCAATCTACAGTAATTGGATCTCCGGTGTAAACAACTCTAAAATTAGAAAGAGTGGTACTGGGTGCGGGAGCTATAAATTCCCAGAAATTAATAAGGGTTCTGTTGAAAACAACTCTTGCGGTGCCTTTAATCTTTGTATTGTTTAAAATAACATTTATCATATAATTATTACATATTTATTTCACATTTCAGTAAATTTGAATAGTCTAATTGTTTCAGCATTCATTAGGAAAAGTATAAGTCGTATTCGTAATTTTGTCCTTGGTCATCAACAAGAAACATCTTCCATGTTGGTGGATCAGTTTCTTGTCTCTCAACGGAAACGTCAACAATATTAAATTGAGGTTGATGTACTTCTTCGACCACATCATCAACAATTGCTGTTACTACAGGCTTTGCTGCTTTTACTTGAATAGGGAGTTTACTATACATAAATTATTCTGTTGGTTGCATTCTGTCGGGCATCCATATGCCTTCCTCTAAAGAGGACTTTTTCCAGTTGGCTACATGGGTCTTAATGTCTTTTTCCAGAATTTCTGAACCAAAGCCAAGAATACGAAGATTAGGCCAAGCTATGTTTCTGACTTTCAATATTTCTTTCAGTGCTTGTTCTATTGTTCTTCCTGACATCACTAAGGCTATAATACCAACAGCAGTCGATCTAGAAATACCAGCATAACAATTTACTCCAAGACTATGTGGCTTGTCATCTTCTGTAAATGGTTTTAGAAACGTAATAATGTTTTGAACGTGTCTCTTTTGTGGAGCATCTTCCTCTAGATGCTTCCATTGAATACCGTCCTCATCTGACCAATCAGCAAAGAACTGATGAAAATGTTTTACATTCTTTTCTGCAAGGTTTTTACGCATCCTGTTAATTTGCTTTCTATCTTCTTGTCCCACAACGGAAATCCAAACGTCGTACTCTGTATTGTTTGGATTGAAGCTATAACTCTCTGCTTCTGCAAGATTGGTAATTTTAATTGTATTGATCATATATTCCAAGTTGTAGTTGATACGCTATCTCCACATTGTTCACAAACATGTGGATCATGTTCATAATCATCATATTGAAAAAGATGAATAACGTCTTCTAAAAGAATTGTTTGTTCACCAATACCTTCTTTAATCTTTTCAAAAAGATAATTTAACATTTCATCATATTCTGTAGTTGATAATTCAGAAAACGACTTTTCGTTTACAGTAAAATCAAATGCAGTACACCCAGTCGTTTCTATAAATTTATATTTCGTTTTCATCGTCTTGTTTTATATAGTTTTTATATTCTTTTATTTCGTTTGTCAATATTTCTTTTAATCTACCTAATGCTAATTCATAAGAACCCCAATTTTCTGTAATTTCATCTAAAATATATCCATAATGATGAATACAATATATCGGAGACATACCATAACTCCATTTAGTTTCTATATACCAATGACAATCTCTATCTTTATGATGATCTGGTCCAATTAAGTTATACCATTCTTCTGTTAACTTTGTAATTTCGTCAATCAATTCTTTCATTTTTATAATTTATGTCCAAAAATATGATCTATTTTCAACCATCCAATTCAAAATTTCAGTTTCTTTGTTTTTTAAATCTTCTTCAAGAAGATCATATGTTTTATATTTTTCTTTATAATCTTTTATATGTTTGTTATTAGTAGCAATAGTCAATTCGATATCTAATATGTCATTGATTTTCTTTCTTTCTGTTTTGATCCAGTTTTTATATTCTTCTAGTTTTTTGTAAAAATTCGAATGTTCTTCAGAAGATTCCCAATCGATATATGATTCTGATGCTTCATTATAAAAATCCAAAATTATATTAAAATTAGATTCGATTATTAAGTGTACACCATCTGCATATTTATGTCTAGGAATTGTATTTCTCCAGATTGGAAAACATGGTGATATAAAATTATTAACTGCCCATTTAAAATCACGAATTGGAAAATAAACTTTTAGAGAAAAGAAAGAATAAATAGGGTTGTTATAAGATTTTAACCATCTCCTAAAGAACCATTGTATTGGATATTTTTGTTTTATTTTTTTATAAAAAGAGTTCCAGCCTTCTTCATCTTCATCGAAGATGTCACAAGGAAGTGAATGTGGAAGCATATAAAGTCCAAAGTATTCCCTATCTCTTTTATCAAGTTTAAAATATTCTTCCACAGAATTTGTTTTCACGTATGGTATTTTCATATTATTCTTCCTTTATATCTAATAGATTTCTCAAAAACCAAAGTTTGTTTGAAATTTTATCACAGCTATCCCAATCTCGGAATTGCATATTGTCATTGAAAGAATCATCGCATTTTTTTAATTCTTTTGCAAGATTTTTTTTACATTGTTCCGATATTTTGTTTTTTACAAGTTCTAACACACATTCGATGTCATTATCATCCAAATGTAACGTTAAATTAGAACCATCGTTTTTAGACCCATAATAAAAATCTATTTTTAATTCTACCGGAGGGTAAAAATCATTAAGAAGTTTTCCAGAAAAATCAGAATAATAAACACACTCTTCAGGTTCTTCTGGTTTTGTGATTTTTTTCATATTTATGATTTTCTTGGTAAAAGAATTGCTATTTCTTCATCCGAATTTGGATCTTTTATACATTCTTCGAACTCACCCAACCACCATTTATCATTTTTTGTTTTATCTGGATTTGGTGTTATACATACGTGAAAAGTTTTATCCAATTCATCAAAACCACCCTCATATCCATTTACAACTATTCGTTTTTCAGGATCTTCTTTAGACAAAATTTCTATTAATTCTTTAACTTTCATAGTTTAATTTTTGTGTTATCAATTTTACCCACTGTTGGTTTGTTATAATTTTATTATCTAAAATACAAAAAGCATAAGATGAATTTTCTTTATAGTTTCTTTTAATCATCTCTGCCTGTTCTTTTCTAGATTCAACTCTTCTAATATCATGAACCATTTCTAAGATATTGTCAATATATTTTTTTGTATATTCACCAGCAATACAAATTTTTTCTATATCATCCTTTAGTTGTAAAGCTATTTCAAAATCAAAATCTGTTTCTATTTTTTTATAGAAATTTTCACATGATGGCATTTCAGAATCAACATAATATTCAATTAAATTATTTTGTGAATTTAATTGTGATTTAACTCTATGACAAAACAAATACCAATCAGATTTTAATTTAATTCTATTCTGTCCATTATTATACGATATAACAATTCCTTCTTTGCCTTTCCAATTTTTAATAGTCTCTGCTATTTTAGAAAGATCATTAGTATCTAGGAAGTTATATGATTGTGGAGTTGGCATCTGACCAATCTTTCTCCATATGTCAACTAAATCAGATGATGATACAACACACATTCCATTCTTGTTTATAGCGCCGATAAGATAGAATTCTATTTGTTGTGATCTAACAACAATAACATTATTAGGAGTTACAATTTCAAATAAAAGACTAAGATGTTGGTTTTCTTTTAAGAACTCCACTACTTTTGGATACTTTTCGACTAGCAATTCAAAATCTTTCGAATTCTCTTGTGATGAATAAGAAACCGTTCCTCTTGTTCTCATTGAGAACTTTTCATTAACATAGTCTGTTATAAGCAAAGAACCATCTATCTTATCTTCCATCTTCCAATCGGTGAAATCTTCTGGATTTGGATAACATTCTGGTTTTTCTCCATAGTTAAAAAATTTCGGAAAACCGGAAGATAAAACATTACCTTCTTTGTCTGTAATCAAAGAACGATAAAATAAATTATTCTTATTCCATTTTGCATCAATTTTTGGAGTTATTAAATAACAATCTAGACCACAAAACTTATTTGGAACAATATTAAAATATCCTTCTTCTATTGGTAAATGTACTTTCACTTATTCACGATACTCCCAAAGTTCATTGATATCTAAAAGTTTAGATACACATCCATTTACTCTTTCGGTCCAGCTTGAATGAAAATGTCCATATAAATGTAGACTTGGACTACACAGTTTAAAGATTTCATCCATGACCGCTCGTTCATCGGTTAAATCTTCTAGTAAATACGCATCTTCCCTTGCCCATCCATAAACCATTTCATTAAATTGTTGAGGAAAGCAATGTGATGGGGCCGTATGGGTCACTAGAATATCAACCTTTTGACAGGATTCTTTATTGAAAACAACGCCCTCGTCTTCCCAATAAGAAACTCCAACGGTTCTTCCGGTTCTATCGATAGATACTGCACCACCAATGAATTGAATAAGTTTAGAATTGTATTCACAAACCGAGTAATCCTCGATTAATTCAAAATTATCCAAACATATTCTATCATTTCCTTTGAATGCCGAAGGATCATCATGGTTTCCGCGAATAGCATAAAAATTAATATTTCTTTTTTGAAATTGTTCACTTAGCTTTTCGTAAGTAGCCAAATCTTTATTTGGATTAAACCCAATACCCAAATCGCCAACTGAAATAATATTTGTGTTTGAAATATTTTTTGAATTTATATTATGAATAAGATTAGGCCAATCACCGTGATTGTCACCTAAAAAAATTAATGTTTTATTGCTGTCCAATTTCATCAATGTTTATTTCTTTTTGTTTTTTTAATAATATCCTACCATATCTGGTAATAGCTTTCATAGCATAGTCATCAAGTTTTTGTAAACAACCATCTGCCGACAAACCAGACTCATAAAACGCAAACTCTTCTAAGTCTTCAATCGTCACCAGATTTGTTTTCATCTTTTGATACCCAATATTCTTCTGTTCCTTTGTCACATGCTTTATAATTTAATTTTCTTGCTTCTTCATAGCAAAGAGTTTTATACCACCCACCACGATGACAAAGGCATCCATGTTCACCTGATTCTTCGCAAGTTTGAGCAGAACGCCTTTCTGTTTCTGAAATAATATCGTCTATAATGTCCCATTCTATTCTTGATCCACCTTCTCCGCTATAGTAAAAACTGAGAGTTCCGTATTTTTCTTTAATTTGGCTTGCAACAACTTGTATTTGCACTCCACTTCGGTAAAAACAAAGATCGCAAAAATATTGAAGTTTCTCCATACATTTGTCAAGAAGTTTATACCAACCATCATCACACTCCATGCCCCAAGCCATGCAAGTCTGCATCATATCTCCCTTATAATCCTTAAGGATCTTTGGGTATTTTTTTACAAGTTCTAGTTCTAGTTCATTTTTCATAATATTGTTTTATTTTTTCTCCACGATTCTAATGTATATTTGAACGGTTGTCCAGTTATATTTTCTACTAGAATTAACATATCGTTTGCTATTTCTTTTATTTCTTTTTGAGCATGTTCGCTGTTTCTTAGTTTTTGAAAATTTGCAAAACTTCTCATATTAAACATAACATCGGCTTGTATTTGACTATTGTATGTTTTAAAGAACCTTGCAGATTCCTTTGCTCTCTTTCTTCCTAGAATTGGTTCTAAATCTTTAATGCACTGGTGATAAAGATTGTTTCCAAGATCGGTATAACCTCTGAGAATATTCACCCACTTATTATCAATTACATTAAAAACATTTTCATCTACATTAAAGTTTGATTTAATATTATCCCAATCTTCTGGAATATAAAACTTATCTTCTTTCAATTCTTTGTACCTAGCAGACTCTGCATTGATACTTGCCATTCTGTGCTTTAACAAATGTATATGAGATGCAATATCGCAGTTTACCAAAAAATGAACCGTTCCTTTTTCGAAAGGAGTTTCATGCCCATTCAACCATAATTGATCAATTAGTTTTGGAATCCTTTGTTTCTTTTCTTCGTCAAGTTCTCTTGATGTGCTTGTCCAAGCTGAACACGCAATAACTTCATCACTTCCATAGTAACCTAATAATTCTACATTATTCTTCATATTATGACCAACCTCCTGTATAAATACCTCCAATTTTTGTTCTTTTCCAATTTTCAATTGTGGTTTTCAAATCTTGTTTTAAAATATCTGATGCAAATCTCAAAATTCTCAAATTTGGCCATGCCATAGGTCTAACTGTTTTGATATAATCAAATGCCATGTATGGTGTTTTACCTGTCATGACCGAAGCAATTATTCCGATAGCTGTTGATCTAGAAACACCCGCAAAACAATTAACTCCTAAATTATGAACTTTATCGTCGTCAACAAATGGTTTTAAAAAGTTGATAATATTTTCGACGTGTTTTAATTGAGGTCCAAGAGTTTCCAAATGATCCCATTCTATTCCATCTTCATCTGACCAATCATAAAAAAATTGATAATAATGTGTCACTCCTTTATTATGAAGAAGTTTTTTCATTCTTTTAATTTTATGCATATCTTCTTCATCTGTCGCGGATATCCAAATATCATATTTGTTATTTGTTCCATTCGCGTAAGATCCAGCTTCTGATAAGTCTGTTATTTTTATTTCGTTGATCATATTTAAAAAATTGCCCGTAATGAGAATCATAAAAATCTCCAATTTCAAAATTATTCCATGTTTTTTTATCTATCACAATTTCATTCAATCCTTCTTCTTCATTTTCTAAAATGAAAGAATATCTAGAAAAAATCCAAAACCCCCAATTGCTTTTATGTATTATTTTCATGAAATTGTTCATATGATTTTCCAAGTTTATTAAGATATTCATCAAATGACAAATTATTATCTTCATTATAAACATAATCAAACAAATAATCATCAGCTTCCGATTTAAGATTTAAATCCAAAAGAAGTTGATTGTAATAAAAAGTTTGAACGTTTTCAAGTTCTTTTATAAACTTTTTTACTTCATATATTTTATCTTCTGGATGTTCGTTTTTGTCTGTGTAGTGTTTTTCTGTTATCATAATTTATAAGGTTTTTCTATTACAACATAATTTGTTCCTGAAACTTTTTCTATTTTATAAGATGCTCCTTTTGGTAAAGGATTTTTTTGAAATGCTTTTTCAACAATATCCCAAACTTGTTTATATTCTTTTTTCTCAATTAAATTTGTTATTTTTTCTTGATATCTTTGTGGTATTCTAAATTCTTTTTGTGGGTTCCAATACTTAAAATTGGATAGAATTATTGGGTTTAATATTTTCGCGTTAGGAATACCAGATATATTAAGAACTCCGTCACCGTCCACGCCCATATCTCTATAGCCGTCGTTTCGTTCATAGTGTAAAAACTCTTCTATTGCTTTTTTAATCTCCCATGCTATAGTGCCTCGTCTCATCTCTGGACAGCCAACGCCGAAATAAGAATTGGGATGATCCAAATGTGGTCTATTTTTCTTAGAAGTCCAATCTTCTCCTTCATTTACAATATTTCCATTTTCATCATATTCGTTTTGATATTGATCATAAAAACCACCATGTCCATCATATTCTCTTCTGATGTTAGGTGGAAATGCCATATATCTAACAGTTGCTTCAACGAATTGCCTTTCATCCCAAGAAAGGTTTCTGTCAGCATAAACCGTATCCATAGCCATACTCACCTGACCAGATTGCAGACGAGAATATGTTTCCAATGCATCAATTAAAACAGGCAAATGATCACTATCAAATTCTATTTGAATTTTCTTATTCTGTTTTTTGTTTTTCATTCTTATGATATAATATCATTTGAAAATTTTGTGTCAACTTTAATTTCTTCGGTTGTTACACTCATCAAATTAACACCTTCGCCAAAATCATAATTTGATACAGTGAACCCTTCATCATAATACAAACCTTGAAAATCCAAATCTGTGAGTTCTTTGTCGTTGTAAAGAATATCTGATTTGTAATTTGGCAATTCTTGTTTAGAATCTTTTTCGATTACTGATATTCCATCGATTAATCCATTTACTGTTAATAATTCATTTTCCATTGTTTATGTGTTTTCTATTAAAAGTATCTAGTTTAAAATAATTTTTTGCTATGCTAAAAGATTTAACAGCTTCCATAGATGCTCCACTTTGAACGCATGTAGATTTTAAACAATCTATATCACCGGTTTTTTCAAATTCTTTTAAAAGTTTTCTTGCCTTTCTATTTTGAAGAATTGCTTCTTTTCCTAGAAAAATTACAAATGATTCTATTTGTTTTGTTTCCCAATCTTTAAAAATTTTCATTAATATTGATTATAACTTTTTTTGAAAAAAAGTCAAACGTTAAAAACCAATCCCCAAAACAGTAAATGCGTCCATTTTTATTTCATTTCCAAAATAATCATAGCAAGGATTCTATTTTCCACTAATATGAAGTTCCCATTTTTTATGTTTTGGTTCATATATTTTTATATTGTATTCAAATATTAAACTAGTATTTAAACTTTCAGTGCTAGACTTTGAATAAGAGGTTTCTCCTCTTATTTTAGACAATTCAAAACCAAAAGCATTAAAATTTAATATAAAAAATAAAAATATTATTTTTGACATATTAATTATTATATCGTTCTAATGTTGAATCGAAATCAATATTACCATCAAAGGATTTTTCTCCATTTTTCATTACTAAGGAATCCCAAAGTTTGCCAATATTAACTTCATTTACTTCTATTTGATCCCATTCAGAATCTGATAATTTTTCAAGATCTGTTGGTTCTTCATTCAACCAACTCAAAACATTATAAATTTGAACTGGTGGTTTTTGTAAAGCGTTATTGTATGAATTTAATTTAAATTCAAATCTTGGATAAAGATCTTGTAGTTTTTTTATAACATTTTCCATATTGATATTTATTATTCTTTCCTCCACATCCAAACAGGTTCAACAAATATACCAGTCTTTTCAGAATTACTTTTAATTCTTTTTGCCATTCTATAATTTATATTTTCTATTTTTTTACTGCCTTCTAGTTTCGATATAAAATCATTCATAGGATCACATATTTTGTTAATCGTATGATTACAATATACATCACTTATATTGATAGCCATATGTCCACCTTCAGATAATAATTTCCAACTTTTTTCAATTACTGGAAATAAAAAATTATTTAACCAACTATCTATTTTTTTATATCTTTGCCAAGATTGTGTAGAATCTTTGGAATATCTTTCAATAATGAAATAAGGAGGACTTGTGAAAACCAAATCTGGTTCATAATTTAAATCTAATAAAGCTTCTTCTGCTGGTTTTGGTATCATTTTTATATTTTTATTAGAACCAAAATTTTCTATTTGTTTATTGTAACCGTCTATTAAATTTACATTTGGGTCTATTCCAACATATTCTTCAACACAATCTGTTGCCATTGCCGCTGACAATCTATCTCCCCAACCAGAACTAAAATCTAAAACTTTTTTAGAATTAAACTTTTCATATATCACTTTTGCCGCCGATGGTCTAAATTGACTTGCTATATATTTTCTTAATGCTATGCAACTTCTAATTGTATCGCTGTTAATTTGCTTTGGCTTAAGAGTCCAAAGCCCATTTAACAAAGTATAGAAAAATTTTTTTTCGTTCCATGTTCTATATGGAGAAGGTGCGTTTATAGAATCGCACCTGTATCTTAATTCTTGATGAAAAAAGTTTGAAGATTTGTTACCTGTATTTGATGAATCAATATATTCGGAACCCAAATCCCATTTGTAATTATATCTAGAAAATATATCTCCGGTTTTAATTAATGTCTTTGTGTCTAATTTTTCTAAAGTATTAAAATCGTTCTTAGCATCATCAAATGAAATATCTTTGGTTATGTAAAAATCTCTGGTTTTATTCCAAATTTCTTCTTTTATGTGATCTGATGGTTTTGGATGTTTTGATAAAATACTAGACCATTGATGTTCGTTAAAAATTGTAAATGACATTTGTTATGGTAAATGGAAAAAATCGGAGGACTGAGGTATCGATCCCCATGCCTTTCGGCACCGCTAGTTTTCAAGACTAGGTTTAACGCCAGTTAAATTAATCCTCCATTATTATATAATGATACATTATAATTTATACAAGTAAAGAAAAAAATAAACCCCTTTCGGGTTGGTAGCCCAAAAGGGGTTTGGTTCGACTCCGCAGAAATTTGGCATCTCTAAGCGGATTTGAACCGCTACTAATACCGTGAAAGGGTACTGTGCTAACCGTTACACTATAGAGACTTATGAATCAGCCTGAGATCGGATTTGAACCGATGACCGACGGTTTACAAAACCGTTGCTCTACCACTGAGCTACACAGGCATTAAAATGGTGGGTAGTGCTGGACTCGAACCAGCGAACCCCGAAGGGAGGAGATTTACAGTCTCCGGCAATTGCCGCTATGCGAACTACCCAATATTAAAATAATGGAGGGCCATGTCGGTACTGCCCCGACTTATCTAGTTTGGAAGACTAGCACATTACTTTTGATGTTAATGACCCATTAAACTAATTCTGCTTAAATTGGTAGCAGGGGTGGGATTCGAACCCACGATCTCTTG